TGTATAAAATAAGTTTCTGTTTGAGCATAAGACCCAGAACGTGCTTGCTCAACCCCAGTAGCGGTATTAGTTTCTCCAAGCTGCTGCCCCATTCGTTGTGGATTTAAACCTACAACTTCCATTGCTTGTTGTTTAAAGTAATTTGCTAATTGTATTCTAGACATTAATCTATTAGACTGTTCTAAGTTTAATACTTGATAATGCTGAAAATTAGTAGCTGACTCAGTGTTTGCTATAGAAGGATCTAAAGGAAGCATGCTAAAATCTTTCATTGCTACATAAGCTTTAGCCATATTGTTTTTACCCCAGTCTTCACCCATAGAATGTTTTGGAATAGCGTTTTGATCTAATACAATTACAGAACCTAATTCATCTACAAGTATATCTGCAATTTGATTATTGCACATATTATATCCAATTTGAGCAGGCTTCATTTGATCTACTAAAGAAACTGATTTAGTATTTCTATCTGAAAAAACTCTACCTTCAATTGGTAATTTAGGATTGTATAAATCATTATCTCCTTTAAATTGAAATCTTAAAGGCCCTGGTTTTGTTGCACCAATTCCAATATAAATTGGGTCCCAATCTCCTTCGCCTTGATCCATAAATATAGAACGATTGTTCCCTATTTTAACTCCACCAACAATTTGATTAATCCATATCCATTCTATATGATCACCAAAAATTAAATTTTCCGGAGTTTCTTTATTTTGAAATACTTTATTGTAAACAGGTTTTTCAACAATTGTGTAATGCTCATCTACTATTTCAGTTATAACTGCACCGTTCTCATCAATTTTTGTAAGATGTCCTATCTTTCTTTGTGTTTTCCAATAAGTTGTAGTTACTCTAAGTAATTCATTAGAATAAATATCTCCGGTATATTCACTTTGTCCAACAATATAATCTACAATATCTCCTGGAGAATCTTCACTGCCGCCAAAAGCTAACTCTCTTTTAAAGTCAACACCATGTCTTCTATTTGATTCATAGCTTTCATTAGTATCATACAAAGATCCATCATTAGCAATTCCGCTATCTAAAAATCTTGCATTAGTTGCTGGATGTAAATATTCTAAAGTTTCTAATTGATGTTCATCCATTAAATACCCATACTTATCTATTACATCGGCTATGGTTAACATGTCCATCCAACCTGCCCAATTTCCTTGAGAAACATATTGAACATGTGGTGATTTGTGATAAAAAGATAACGCTGGATTTAAAAGTTCAATATGATAATCATCTTCTAACATTTGAAAATGCCAAAATTCAGAATCTGTTATTAGTGAATCCCTAAAAGCTAATTCTTCTAGTTCATCCATTTTAAATCTATTAACGTCAATAGCATGCTGTTTTGTAGCCCAACGTTCAGCTAAAGTTTCATATTTTTTAGAATAAAAATCTTCTATTTCTGGTAATTTTTTTAAAGCTTCTGGATTTAATTGTTGTTGTGCTTCTGGAGACTGAGGGTCCATACCGGCATTAACCATTTCAGCAATAAGTTTTTGTTGAGCATATTCAACAATTACTTGACTTATTTCTTGCGTTTTTTGATTCATAATCTCATTATAAGAATATTCATCAATTGCTCTATAATCAATACGAGTATTTCTTTTTGCAAATTCTGAAACAAGAGTGTTAACTACATTAGGTATGATTGGATAAAACTTTAACTCTAGCATTTCATCTGGAGCTTCTGTTAAAACATCCATCATTTCAGTGTATTCATTTTCAACATGAGGAATGTAATCAGTTTTATCAATAACGCCTTTAGCTAATTTGTAATTTTTCATAAGTCTTTTAGACTTATTCATTAATTGTTTAGCTCCCTGCCACTCTAACCAATCTAAATTTCTGCGATACCACTCATCATCTTTGTCTTCAGCACAAAGAAATTGTATTGGCTGAGTAAATACACCAAATTCTTTATCTTTGGTTTTTTTACCCTTTTTTATGTCCATTGCATTAAGTATCTGCATTATCTCATATTTTTAAATGGATTTCTAGGTTTTTTTCTAGAAGATTTAGAGGTTCCAATATTTCTAAAGAAGCTCCTCTTTAATTTATATAAATTATCTGACATTTCCAAATGTTCTTCGTCTTGATATTCAACTCTTTTTTTAAGGCCTCTGCTAGCTTCTTGGATTTTTACAAAGGTAATAAGTGCCGCTAATGAAATTAATCTATCCACGTTAACTCCAGGTTGATAATGTTCCATTTCTACCAAAGACATTATATCTGGTATTCTGCTTATTCCGTAATATGTTTTGTAAACCTTGCCATCATCACCTATTTCTTCATCTAGTTCTTCTTTTAGATATTCTATTAAATAACTTAACATTATTGTTTTAAATATTGTTGAAACGTTTCTCCAACCATATTGCTGAAACTGTGTTTTAGAAGGGGTTATTTCTTTAGAAAAAACCATTTGATTACTTGGTACTAAATATTTTTGTTTTCTTTTAAACTGCATATATTGAATAAACAATGGAACGTTATTTTCTACTACAGTCCATGCTTGATACCATTCAATAATTAATTCAAGTCTTTCATGTGTTTTATTTATATCATCATATCGCCCTGTCCATGAACATACAATTTTATCACCTTCCATAAAAGTTTCTACAGATCCATCATCCATAACTCGTTGAACTTCAACAGGATTTTTATATACATGAATAGAACATAAAGAATCTGATGTTACGGTTTTACCTTCTGATACCGGGTCTAAAGATGCATAATAAGATGTACAAAATTCTTTGTTTTCATCAGGTTCTTCCCAAACACAAATAGCACCAGACTTGTCTTCTGCCTTTTTATCTACTGGAAATTGCAATATTGGTTTTTTTGTAGTTGGGCTTGCAATAATATCACCATTATTGTCGTACTCTAAATTATAACACATGTAAGGGTAATCGCCTTCTTCAATATCTCTTTTTTGAGATTTAACTAATTCTAATGGAAATATACTTTCTCCTCTAAAAGCAAAAGCTTCTTCTAAATTTGTTGGATGTTGAGAACATCTAATTTGATATGATTCAGGATCTAAATCTTTTTTCCAACGAATTTTTCTTTTCTTTAACGCTTCTAGTGCCTTTTCTACTAATGAATTACCATACTCATCTATATAAGGCGGCATTGACCATTGTTCTGGTATAAATAAACCTGTATTTATTACAGTTCCTTTGTCGTTAGCCCATTTATTAGGTACTTCATAAAAACTATTTCCTTTAGCTGCATACATGTATTTTCTTAAAGGCTCACACTGCTTTAAATCACCTACTGTCCCAGAAGCAATAAAATAACCAGTAGTTATTTCTCCGGCAGTTAAAGCAGGCAGCATAAACTCATAAGTTTTATTCATGCTTTTAGCAATACCGGCTTCTTCATAAAAAAACATTGTACAAAAACCTCCTACCCCAGCGGTATCTGATTGCTCAAAAGAAACAGATTGTAATGTGCCTTTTCTACCTCTTTCTGTTTTTCTACCATTTTCAACATACTCAATTTTTTGTTGCCATTCTCCTTGACCTCCAGGATTCATAGGCCTGTACCAAGCTGTGTGTTTATTAAGAAAATTTCTATATTCATTAAGCATTTTCCATGTACCATTAACCCCAGTTATATAAGCACTTAGTGACGCTCCAATTCTTAATACAGGTTTTGTTTCAAACCACAATAAATTTATTAGTTTGTTTGCATGATAAAAAGATGATCCAAACTGACGTTTTTTTAATATAACTCCGTGTTTATAATCTAATTCCCCTATCCATTCATATAAAGACATATGGTATTGGGCATCATGAATATCCGGAAAATCTTCAGTCTTTTTTATTTTATTAACAATTGGTGCAAAATTAATAAACTGGTAGTAATCTCTAGGTAAATAGTATTTTTTTTCACCTTTATGATAAAACGCACCTTTTCTGCATTTTAATTTTTCAAAGTCCCAATATTTTATAAAATCTCTACTTCCATCAGAAAAATTACAATAGTATTTATCTTTTTGAAATTTACGAGCCTGTTTTTGAAATTCTAAAACTATTTCATCAAACTCATATTCACCAGGTTCTTTATAATATTCTTCTTCTAATAATGTTTTAAATTCTTCTCTTGAGCCAAAAGATATTTCAGTCCAATTTCCGTTATCCCATAATGGAATTTTTTCAAAAACTTGTCCTATATCTTTTTTTTTAGTCTTCATCATCATAGCCTAATTTTTGGCCACCTCTTGCCCTTGATGACTGCTCCTCTTCTAAATCTTTAGACACACCTTTAAATGATTTTCTTATAGCGTCAAAATTTTTTGCTGTAGATACAATTGCTGTTATATTTCCATCTCGGCCATCTGTAATACTTTGAGTTTCCATATAAAAAGCTAATTTTTCTAGCATACTAGCAATACCGTTGTACGCACGCATAGTTGGAGTTTCAAATAGTTCTTTACATCTGTCTAAAGCCATCCTAATCCATTTATCTTCTGGATTCCATTTTATTTCTAAATCTTCTAATATTTCATTTTCAATATCTTCTTGCGGTCTATTAAAATATGGATTTTCAGAACTGCGGCAAGTCATGTAAAACAAATAAGAATATATTGATAAATAATCATCCGGATATTCATTCATAATTCTTTTAAGCCACGGTATAGTGTGACAATGCTCTGTAGGTATTACGATACCATTATCAACTTCAAATAATCTAATCATATTTTTTTTTCCAAATTCTAATTCGGTATTTTAAAAAATTTAACCTAAAAACACACTTATACATTATTTAAAACTTTAAACATTGCTATAACTTCTTTTTTTAAATACGGTAATTTATAAGACTTAACTTCTTTTACCATAGGATCTCCAGCGGCATCATTAGAAACAATAGGGTATCCGTTTTTATCATAACTATCTATTTCAAATTTTACATGATCCATTTGTATAACACCTGGTTCTAAAGAACGATTGTGTTTTAACATAATATACATATAAACGCTTAATTGTAAAGCATAGTCATTATAATTGCAAGCATCTAAATGGGATAATGGGGGTAGCATTTTTTCTACTTTTCCTCCAGGTCCTTTGAATCCTTCCGTCTTAATTTCTTTATTTGTTTTGTAATCATATAAATTTATTTTTCCGTCATAAACCTCAACTCTATCGCCTTGGCCACAGACACAAGCTGATTTTAAATAAACAAAATGTTCCGGATAAATACCATCAATTAAAGTTTGGTCAGGTGCTAATTTTACATCTCCATCCATTAAAGGATCTATAATAGTTAATTCATTACCGTTTCTTGTAATAGTATTACAAGCTAATAAATCTCGCTCTCTTTGGTCATGATACCATGAACCTAAATTAACAGCTCTTTTATTTTCTTGCTTCCAAAGATCTAATATTTCTTTAGGAGTAAGTTTATTGTATTTTGGATTTTTTCCTTTTGAGCATTTTTCTGCCATTGCTTTAGAATCAAAAGGTTTTTTAAACATATGTATTAGTGTAGTTACACTAGTCCATTTTATATTTTCTTTTTCATCAATACTAGAATAGCTATGATCTTTATCTATAAATTTTACTGACATAAATGAAATTTTTTAATTCCTAATTTAATTACTTCTGTATCTTCAGTTTTAAGTAATTCATTTATTTGCATATAACTTTTTATTGGAATTTTTTTAGCTTTATAAGCTTTGTGTGTTTCTTGTAAATAAATTAATTGCAATTTAAATTGTAATTCACTCATCTTTTTTTGGTTTAAAGTTTTGTCATTTGTACTATTTTTATAACAAAACAAGTCATCATAATTATTATAAACCAAAATAATTGTTTGTTAGATGGTACTGGGTACATATAGTTGTCCTCATAATTATACCACTTTAAAAATTTATTCATCTTTGTTTTGGTTTAGTTCCTTTACAATTGAATCAACACCCTCAATAAAGTCTACTTTTCTGCTTTTAATAAGCATTACTTTTTCATCTATTTCTTTTTTATTTCCTACAACGTAACCATGTTTAATTAAAAAATCTATTGATTCTTGTTTTTTTCTTTGTAATTCTCGGTAATGTTCAAATATTTGATTCTCCATCTTTTTTGTTTATTTGTTGATTTAATAAATAATTTTCTTCATGAGATAAAACAGCGTCCCATTTGTTTTCCGGACAGTCTGAACCCAAAGATCTTATTTTTAATTCCATACTGCATCCACATGATCCGCAACAAGGTTGAGTGCCAGGAACCATGCATTTATCACCTTTAGTATCAAATAAACTACACGCTTCGCATATTTGCAATCTTTCTTGAGCTATTATTTCAATATGTTCTTTTTTAAAAATATTATTTTTAATACCTTCTAAAATTTGACCGCTATTTTTCCAAATTTGAATTACGTTTTTCATTTATTATTTTATAATATGCTTCGCATTTTTCTAATGCTTTTATTTTTTTAGTCATTAAGTCTTTAGATAAATTAAACCTAATGACTTTTCTAAAATCTTCAGCATGGGGACTATCTAATAATCTATCTAAACCATCAATGTCTCTTTTTAATTTTTTCATACTTAACCTTAAAGTACCTAAACCATGTAAATACAAAGTAGGATATTCTAAAGACTCTATTTTTTTAGCTACAGTTGAATAGTAAAAATCAACAACATCTTTGACTAACTCTTCAGATAAATTTAAATTTTTAGCTGTAGCACTTATTAAATCTTTACCTTTAGTTGGTTTCAAGATAAAATAATTTTAAGTTTAAAACTATAGTTCCTTCTGTTTGTATTTTAAGTTCTGGATGTAAACAAATATTTTTATTACCTAAACCTTTTCTTATAACCGTTTTTGATTTAACACATTTTGTAATAAAATTTCTAGTTGTTTGAACGTTTCCAAATATTTCTTCAGAAACAACTTCAGCACAAAAGTCAGACATGTTTATTTCTCCATATAGTCCAAGTAATCCTAAACAATTTAATTGAGCAGGAGATACTCTAATTTCGTTTAAAAAACAATGCATATTTATTTGATACTTAATAATATCAAGTAAAGGCAGCTTTAATGTTTTATTTATCAATTTCGCTTTTGGCATCTTCTTCTGCTTGATTTATTTCATGCGTTAACTGAGTAAGCTTAATTCTATTTTCTAAAGTATTAAATCTAGCTTTTGCTATTCTAGCTTTTAATTCTTCAACTTCGCATTGTATTGTTAATACAGGAATTTGTTCTTCAAAAAAATCGTATGTTTTTTCCCTAAGTTTTTGAATTTCTTCTGGAGAAAGATCTTCGCTTTTCTTTTTTTTAGACATAACATTTATTATTTATGCTATCAAATATAACAATAAATGTTTAACTATTAAATGTTTAATCTTTTTTGCGTTTAGATTTTCTTCCCTTTCCGTTTCTTGCTCTGTTTTTAGATTGAGCTTCTGCTACTAGCTTTCCGGATTTTGTGTGAGACTGATCTTTTTTATCTTTATTGCCATAAGTACCAGCTTCTCTATTTTTTTTATTTAACTCTTGGCGATACTTAACACGCTCTGGGGAAGCATGATATTTTTTATTGTAAGCATTTTTTTTATCTCTTGCTTTTTTATTATTAGCAAAATACTTAGCGGATTTACTTTTCCCTGATGATTTACCGGCTAATGAATTTCTAGCCATTTTCTACTTGTTGAATCATTTGAAAGTGTATTTTTGCTATCCTGTCTCTACCTTCTTCAGATAAAAGATACTTATGACAGTTATCATAATTAGTCATAAAAAAGTTTTCAGAAAGTATTGCCGGCATTGAAGTATCCATTAAAACTTTGAATTTAGCTTCCTTATCTACATCTCCATCTGAGTACTTATCTGATCTCATATACTCTCCTTTAAATTCTCGCGCAGCTTTTTCAAACAATATGGTAGCAATACCATCAGATTTAGTTGTACCTGGTGAAGTATATACACTCCAACCATTTGCAGACTCATCAGAAAAAGCATCTGCATGTATACTTACATATATACAAGGTTTTTCAGAAGACTTAGCTAGCCTATTTGCAGTATTTACCCTTTCTGTTAAACTAACATCTTTAGGAGTATCTACAAGATTAATTGCGTCTATACCATTATCCTCACATTTTTTCATTAATCTATTTACTATAGCTCTGTTAAACTCACCTTCAAATAGTTGAGTTCCATCTGGCCATATAGGAGATCTTTTACCAGGAGTTTGATATACGCCATTTATCATACCACCGTGACCATTATCTAGTATCCAAAGATATTTAGATTCAGTTTTATGTGGTGTAATGGACATATCAAAGTCCGTTTTACAATGTGGACAAGTTATAATTTTTTCCATAGCGTTCTAATTATGGCAGGCATTACAAAAAAAGCTGCAAAATATAAGAATAAAAGTATCGGAGTTATCCCATTTTATTTTTTCTTTCTGATTCTTGTTAATTTATCAATAGAAGTTAATCCTAATGATCCAAATGCAAATAATGCCACAGCATCTACTAAATACTCAGCTGGTTTAATATCACCGTGCGTAAATGTATTTGCTATTAAAGAAGTTACTAGTGCTAATACACATAGTAATCCTCCTAATCTTTTAGATGAATAGTTTCCTGTTTCATCACTTAATAGTTGTTTAAAAAACGTTTTCATAGTAATCTTTTTTTTAAAAATAAAAATAACCTGTAAGCTCCGTAAAGCAGTACAGCCACCATTAGCCAATTAAATATTTTTTTCCAAAGTGGAGTTTTTTCATAATATTTAATAGGAATTTTTCTTTCTACTATTTTTTCTATAGTAATGGTATCACACTCTCCTTTAATATACACATTTTTTTTGACAGTATCGTGATAAATTTCTACGCGCAACCTGTCCTTTTGTATTACTAAAGTGTCTTTAGTTATTTGTGTAAAAAAATGCTGGTTAATAATTGTATCATGTATTACTTTAGGAACAGTAACTTTAACTGTATCTTGTATAATAAGAGTATCTATTGTAAGTAAATGCGGATGTTTTTCAATAAGTCTAGTAAAGCGTCTTTGCGGAGTGCAAGAAAATAAAACAGAACTAAGTAAAATATATAATATTAATTTCATACCAAATGAGTAATCTCGTTTTCTTTTATATCCACATACTGTGCAGGTATTACCTTTTTGTTTAGTAAAAGCAATGCAGTTTGGACAGTAATGTTTATGGATTTTGCTAATTATTTACTATTAATAGCATTAATAATTCTAATTTCCATTGCTTGCATTTCGCTTTTGAGATCTGCTAAAGATTTGTCATTTTTTTCTCTATTTCTTTCTACTTGAGTTTTAAGATCATCAATACGCTTGTGAAGAAGCTTTAAATTATCTTTTTTATCAGATTTCATATCGTCTAAATCTTTTTCCAAAGAATCTAAAGTCATTTGTTGTATAGTTACTTTTCCTTTTAAAGAATACCAAACTCCTAACGCACCTGTTATTGAAACTAATAGAGCAACTAAGGCATCAAAACCTATTTGCAAACTTGAAACTTCCATTTTTTTAATTCTTATGTATAAATATATCTATATAATATACAAAAAAATTTATAATCTAGTAGTAAATACTTAGATTTAAATAGGAAATTTATATGAGTCTATGCCTCTTTGAAAATAATCAGCACCTTCATCTCGGACTCTTTTGTAATTTATTTCTAAAATTCTACCACCTGTAGGTTTAATTGGCGCACCTCTTTCAACATGCCAACCTTTAGATCCATCACCATATTCTTCCTTATAAGTACCTGTAAGCATCAAATGGAGCTGTTTTTGTAC